GATTATTGGTGGAGACATTAAAAGACAAGGGAACTATGTCAATAATGCAGATAAAGTAATTTGACATCCGCCCCGCCGTAAAACGGGCGGGGATTGATAAGTTTAAATAGTGAATTAATGCAAACTACCCCATTAACAAAGTTTAGAAATGAGCTCCCCAAGTTTAAAAGGCAAGCTCAATAGGGGTTTAATCCTAGGCTTTTTAATATTCAGATTATTTTAAATGTTATAATTAATTAGTCCCCAAGATGTTCTCTCATCTGGGACTGTTCACAATATACAACGTGGTAAAATGAATAGTAGCACAATCCCAGAACACGATCACGTCGCCCCATTTCAAAAAGGTCACGTCTCATGGGTCAAGTCTTATCGCTACATAGGACGTATCGGGAATGGCTATCACTACAAGATTGAAGCCGAGAGAAGCGGGTCTATGGATGCCGTGTTTTGTCGGGCTGTTGACTTCTGGGATGTTGTAGATAAAACTCCCTCACACTCAGATGTTATTGACGATAATTCTTTTTGGATAATCGTTGAGGATTGTCTACCAGATGTTGAGATTGATAGATTTGTTCATACCAATAGGAAATCATTGGTTATATCTTTTATGAACGCATCTAATAAACTACATTACAACAGGCTGACCCTGAGACTGTTGGACGGAGTGATTCAAAAGGAGCTACAAAAGATATGCGAGGGGTAAGATTTTAAATGATACAATAATAGAAGCGTCCCTAAACTGTTTCTGCAATTTAGGGACTTGTTCAAATCTGAAGGTATTTTATGAATAATAGCATTATTCCGCTTGAATACAACGGGGTCAAGATCCAAGTTCGGGAGTCGGACGGGTTTGTTAATATGACCCAGATGTGCAAAGACTACGGAAAACGTCTGGATGTTTACATGAAGTCCCAAGAAATCAAGGACTTTATTAAGCGTTTAGAGGCAAAATTAAACTCACACCGATCCGTGTTAGTTGCTGGAAACCCATCTAGTAGCGTGATTGACAAGAAAGAGGGACGCGGCGGTGGGACTTGGGGAAATCCTCTGGTAGCTCTTGAGATTGCCAAAAAGTTAGATACTGATTTTGCTTTGTGGGCTGGTGCTCATATCTTTGTTTTGGCAAAAGATGGTAAAACGTCCCTGGACGTTGACCCGTTTGATCGCTACCTAGAAATCATGGCAGAAAATTACAGGGATATTAATGATCAACTCCCTATAGATGTGCGATTCGAGGAGTTGGAATCATACTCTCATTGGTGTCTTAATCCTGAAGATTAGAGTTTAGTGATCGCACCCTCTGGATTGAATGCCAGAGGGTGCTATTAACCATTAAGACTCCCGTTGGCTTTAAGTAGGCGATCGCATAGCCAAAGCAACCCATCTATATATTCAGTTAATCAAATACTCAACACCCCCTTTATCATCTTGCGGATAAAGGGGTTTATCTTGTCAATCAAGCCGACCGATAAGTTTTGGTTCTATACCAGAGAATGCTTTGAACCGATCTAAAATTACAGTGCAGTATTGTGGCGATAACTCAAATCCGTAAACTGTGCGATCGCCCTCCATTTTTTGCGCTGCTATTATTGATGGTGCGCTACCGAGAAATGGATCAAATATTAAATCATCGGGTTGACCATATTTTTCAAAACACCATTCACAGAGTGCTACGGGCTTTTGTGTTGGGTGTACCCGTTTTTGACCATGTTCAGATGCTTTGATCATACCGTTCCATTGGTGCTTAAAAATTCTAACGGCAGATTTATGATTGCACCATGCCAATTCAGCATCGGCAAAATTTCCGGTGTTTTCTTTATCCCAGACAATCCAACACGATGAAGCGGGGAGAAAATCATAATAGTTTGCACCCCACCAAAATTGAATAGAATCAGGGAAAAGTTTGCAAACTTCAAAAGATTTCCTAGCGGTTTCGGTTGTATCATCTCCTGCTATTTGAGCATAAACATTTGTTTTTATCGCATCACTTCTTTTGCTACCCCCTCTACCGTTTGACCCGAAAGGACTATCTGTACCAACTTTTCCGTTGGTTGCAACTATGTCAATTCCATAGGGACTGTCAGCCCAAACCATCCCCATATCCCCAAACCTATCCCCCAACAAAGCCCTAACATTCTTCTCAATAGTAGAATCACCGCAACCCAATCGGTGGCGGCCCAGTGCCCATATTTCACCCAACTTAACCCTTGATTCAATTTCATCAACCTTATCCAGAAGCTCGGCTATTTCTTCCTCATCTTCCTCTTGCTGTTCAGTCGAGTCAAACCCTTCACCCTTGCCCAACTGTTCCAACAATTCATTTAATTTATAATCAGGGAAGAACTCACTCAGATCAACTTCCTGAGCTAAATCATTTAAAAGATCAAAGTCCCATGTACTGAAATCCGAGGCAGTATTATCAGCGATCGCATATTGTTTCCAATCCGACTCTGATAACCCCTTACGCTTAACAGCAACAATCGTATTACCATCGGCTTCTACAACCAAAACCTTCTCAATCCCTAATTGACCCGCCTCCTCAAAAGTTCCATTACCCGCCCGGATAACATCATTCTCATCAATCACAATGGAACGGCAAGCCCCAAACTGTTCTAAGGATTTGGAAATCACCTTAGCTGATAACGGCGTTCTTTTCCGTGTATTATTCGGATCGGGAGTTAGTTTGCTGATATCTGTCTCAGTAATTTTAGGTTTAGTCATGAGTTTTTGTGGTGACGTTTAATTTGTTAATTCTAACTTGGAATTATACTTGGATCAATCTAGCAACTTCTTTATTCCTTGTGCAAACCGCCCAACGGATAAAAGACAATACTATTCCTATAGCCACCTTTCTTTGTGGGCAGAATAGGTGTGACTCCGTGTAAGTTTGCCCATGCCGGATAGCAGATCATCGATCCGTCAACATTGTCAAAAACCAAATCGTAGTCTGGCACATGAAGATTTCCACCGTTGGCATTTTCTTTTTTAGAATAGATAACATTTACCGTATTTTTTAGATTCCTGTTATCTTGGTGATAATTGGCAGCTATATTATAATTACTAATTGAGCTAGTAAATAAATCTCCAAACCTAAACTTTTTTAAAACATTTTCCTCTATTGTTTTTTTCTGAATAAAATATTGTTCTGGCATAATATCTTTAATCAAATTCTCTGATAGTTTTGCTAATACTATCATTCCCTTAATAAAAGCAGATGCCGAACTCTTTAAATGAACCTGACTTATTGAATTAAAAGGTCTTCTTTGGTGGGGTTTGGCAGGAACAGCTCCGATTATTACAGATTCCTGTTCAACACTACTATATTCCCACGCTCCCGTCTCACTCTTGGTTCCTAGAGGTAAACGTCTGTACATTGTTGATTTAGGCACTCTTTTACTTCTTAATTCTTTGTTGCAATACCCCAAAACATCATTAACATCATTCGGTAAACTTCTGAGATAAAATCCAACCTTGTTCCCATCAGAATCAAGGAATAAAGTTGAGTCAATTACATTCGGAATTAGCTCTGGCGGGTTGTCATTTCTTTTGTAGCCGTGTTTTACAACTACTAATCTTTGCTCTTTCATTGGTACTAATTGCTAGTTAATTTTCTATTATAAAACATCTTTTAGTGCAGATACCAAAATGACACCAATATCTTCTCCTTTTTTCTTTGCTGTGTCATAAAGTTTTTTTGCTTCGTCGTACTTATCGGCAGGAAAATCAATAATTATACTTCTTTTGACGTTTGAGTTAAAATTTTCTGCTGTTGCATCTATATCCTCATCATCCATATTGATATAATCAGGGAAAACATTGATACCTTCGTTCTTGCTACCCCCTAACTGTTCTAATAACTCATTTAATTTATCATCGGGGAAAAACTCAGATAGATCAACCTCTTGAGCTAAATCATTTAAAATATCAAAATCCCATGTTGAGAAATCAGAAGCGGTATTATCAGCGATCACATACTGTTTCCACTGCTCCTCTGTTAGCCCATTCCTTTGAACTGCAACAATTTGATCTCCGGTTGCTTCGACAATTAGGACATTTTCCATCCCTAATTCCCTGGCTTCGGCTATTGTCCCGTTACCAGCGCGAATGATTCTATTTTCGTCAATAACAATACTGCGACAAGCACCAAATTCCTTGAGGCTTTTGTTAATAACAGAAGCCGATTCAGGGGTTCGCTTCCGAGGATTCCGAGGTGTCAATTTTAGGTCGGCAATATCAACTTGTTCGATTTTGGGTTTCGTCATAAATGAATAATATCTTATGGTTGATTATGGTGTTCTGTCTATGTTAGCATCTAATTGTCCATTTCGGCACGACTCGGAAGGAGTTCGGAATACTTTGAACAAACCTGATAATACAAGACTAGACCTTTTGAT